CAGGTCTGGTTAAGCAGATCCAAGCTGGGTGCGAGCTGTATCGCTCTGCGAAAGAATCTTTTGTTGAGATCAAGCGCACTGCTGATGAAGTTGTTGCTATTGGCAAAGAGGTGCGTGGATTCTGGGGCCAGCTCCTTGCGTTCTTTGGTAGCAAGCCAAAGCCCCAAGCTGCAAAGCCTGCTGGCAAATCTAAGAAGTCAGACTATGTCGCTGTTGACGAGACTCAAGTCAAGGTTGACATTGTTTCTAACCTCACGCAATTCTTCAGACTCCAAGAACAACTAGCAGCACACATCAGGGAAGAGGAAGAAAAAAGCAAATCAGTCTACGACCCTGATCAGAATTTGATGGAGGCTGCGCTCAAGCGAGTGATGGCACAGCAAGAGATGGACAACTTGGTGGTACAGATCAGAGAGTGCATGGTCTACCAATCACCTCCAGAAATGGGGGCGCTGTACTCAGAAGTGTTCAGCATGAAGGACAAGATTGAAGAGGAGCAGACGCAAGCAAGGTTAAAGGAAGAGGCAAAGAAGAGGCAGGAACTATGGCAACGCAAGGAAGAGGAAAGAAACTTCCAGCTAAAACTAGCGTACCTAGTAGCGACTACTATATTCCTCCTTTACCTGTGGCTGTGGCTCCTGTTCGTCAGTCAGTTAAGGAAGACATAGTGGGATGGGTAGCTGCTTGTATATTGATTGCACTCCTATTGCCAATGGGGGCATTGCTATACGTTGATATTTTGGAAGCAAAGAATGAAGTCAAGCAACAGCTTGAAAAGGTCGAGAAGTTAAGAAGACAAATTGAGCAAAAGCAAAGGGAGAAAGACAAATGAATGTATATGAGATTTGGTTTTTGTCTGTACTGCTAGTAGTTCTTGCTGGCTGTGATGATCGCTTTAGATACCCATGCCAAGATCCAAAGAATTGGGAGAATGCTGAATGCAAAGCACCAATCTGTACCGCCACTGGCACTTGCCCTGACCAACTGATCACCATTGAAAAGGAAAAGAAATGACAACCATTGGATACAAACCTGTAAAGCCTCGCCTGAGTCCTGACGAGATTGAAGTCCGTGTGTGGGCATGGGTAATCTTTGTGATCTCCATCATCCTGCTTGGATCGTGCTTCAGCTTCATCTATTCTGTGACATGGGTTACTCAGCCTATGAGTGGCATGGCTCCCATCGACAAGGTGTACACCAAGATGATCAATGACATCATGTTGCTGTGTACTGGTGTGCTTGGTGGCGTGGCTGGACGCAAGGTAATTGCTGCCGCATCTGCTGTTGCTACTGCCAAAGCGGAGGCTGTTGACAATGATCCTGAACCTAAGCTGGAAGCCAAGGAATGAGTCTGTTCAATCCATGGGTATTGCTGGGTATCGTCCTGGCTGTTCTTGGCGCAGGCACAAGCGGATATTTCAAGGGAAGTGCAGATGAGTTTGATCGCCAGCAACTTGAGATAGCCGCACTGAATGCCAAGGCAAGAGAGACAGAACAAAAGTTACAAGCAGACGCACAAGAGACTGCTACCAAACTAAGGAAACAAAACGATGAAGCATCCAAACGCATTGCGAATCTCAAGTCTGATCTTGATTCTGGCAAACGCAAGCTGTTCATTCCTACCAAAGCCACCGAGTGCGCCGTACCAACCGCCACAGATGCCACCGCTCCCGCCAGAGATAGCGTTCAAGCAGGAGCCGAACTTGACGGACAGACTGCTCAAGCTCTTGTCGCCATCACAGATGACGGAGACAAAGCAATCCGACAATTGAATGCGTGTATCGATGCGTATAACACTGTTTACCAAACCATGAAAGGAATCAAATGAACGCTGAACAATTAGCCCAAGCTTTAAAAATCACGCCTGCAAAGGCAGAGGAGTGGATTGATGCAATCAATGAAACCTGTGATCGCTTTGACATTAGCACAACTGAAAGACAAGCTGCGTTCTTGGGCCAGTGCGCTCACGAGTCTGCTAACTTCACTGCGCTCAAAGAAAACCTCAACTACTCAGCAGAAGGATTGACCAAGGTTTGGCCTAAGCGGTTCCCATCTTTGGATGCCGCACAACCATACCACCGCAACCCTGAGAAGATTGCCAACAAGGTCTATGCTGATCGCATGGGCAACGGTGACGAGGCATCAGGTGAAGGGTTCAAGTACCGTGGTCGTGGCTTGATCCAATTGACTGGCAAGACAAACTACCAGTTAGCTGGTGACTCTTTGGACGTTGACTTTATTGCAGAGCCTGACTTGGTAAGCACACCTAAATATGCTGCGCTCACAGCAGGTTGGTTTTGGGATAAGAATAATCTGAACGAGCTGGCTGATGCACAGAACTGGACAGGCTTGACCAAGAAAATAAATGGTGGGACACACGGTCTTGATGACCGCATTGCCCGCACCGATAACGCTATGTCTGCTTTGGCTTAATCATCACCAAGCAACCAAGTGTGAAAGTCTACAGGAGGTTTGCCAGCGGCTTGACACTGCTGACAATACTTCCTGTACTCTTCATCTAATTTATTCCAGTCCTCCATCTCCATCGTCACTCTCCTCAAGTTGTGCGCCCAACCTCTTGCGGCGCAGTTCGTAATCCCCAAGCAATCTAGCTTTATGCTCAGGGTTCAGCTTGTTAACCTGTTCCTCGTTGGCATCTTTGAGTTCCCTAAGCTTAGTCATTTTTGTGCGTGTTGCCAAGGTTGATTCCTCTACCTTTTTACGGAGTTCAATGTAATCATCGGTGTAAGTTTCTGATGTCTCATACTGGCGTGGTCGCTTGCCAGGTATCGTCAGCACATAAGGCAGAGTAGCGGCTGGCGCTAGTGGCTTGATCGCATCCAGCGGGTTGATTGCTGGCGCTTGGCGGCGTGAGCCAGCGTTGCCATCGTCATCTTCAGGTGCAATGCCACAGGCTGACATCAGGCTGTACCTGCGAGCGTAGGTCAATGCACTGGCATACCCCTGTGGATCTTGCTTGACCGCAGGGAAATGGACAATGCCGCACTCCAGAATCTCGCCTGACTCATGGACAAACACTGTCTCACACATGATGCCATCATTACAGTCGTAATTTTTTTGGAGCAAAAAGATGCCGTTCTCATTGAGTGCATCTATCACTGCTTCCACGCATGCTGACAGGTCAGCGTATCGGCTACGGAAGTGAGGGTTGGTGCTGGTCTTCAGAGCAGGGCCAAAGGCACGTTGGGCTTTGACAAGGGCTGATGCGATCTGTTTCATTTTGCTTCCTTAATAGTGAGCGTTGACTGACGGATTGAGTAGGCTTCCTTGGCAGGTGTGGTCTTCTCAGGTTGTGCTTTAAAGTGACGCATAGGCCACTTAATTGTCCAGCCACCAGCAACTGCGCTGGCGCTGTCTTTCATCATGGACTTAAGGGCTGTCTCCCACTGGTCGATGTCCTCCTGTAGGCTTGCCATCTTTTGCTTGGCAATGACAATCTCAGCAACAAGATCCTCGCCATCAATGCCTAAGTCGATCTCGTCTTCTTTGGCTGTTGCCCATACCCTGTTGGCATCCTTGGTATTGGCGGCTGGGTAGTAGTCGATGTCGCCAGTCTCTTCAAAGGTTGTCAGTCGGCTGGCAAAGTCTGTTGCTTTGCTTTCGATCTGCTCTTTGGTTTCACCATGGGGTTTGAACAGGAAGATGCGCAACTCCACACCTGAGTACAGGCAACCGATAGCTGCCCAGTCCAAGCCAGTACACATCATCACGCCCTGCACTTGGATTGGCCCACGATACAGGGGAAGCTGATCCTCTGGATGACCACGAGTCAGCTTGGATTCCAGTACACCGTTGCCAATCAGTGCAATACTGTCAGCGCCCACCACATAGATGCCCTTGCTGGGATCATGCTGGATGACCACGTTGTCCTCTGGTGTACCGATGGCATCAGCACTGGCGGCAAGTGGCAGGTGCGGGTGGGTGAAGGCAGTGTCGGGCATGACGTAGCTCTTCAGCCCAAGGCGCTTTGCCATCTCAGCAATGATGGCTGGCTCCAAGGCATTGCCCCAGTCTGCCGCTTCACCTGCTTGGGTACGAGGATCTTCACCCCGCATGGCTTTCATGCAAAAGGTGAGGACATCGTTGGGTGTGCTGTAAGGGCTTACACCAAAAAGGCTGGGTAATTGTGAGCAAGACAGCATGGTGTCCGAGGTAAGCTTAGGCATTGTGAAACTCCTTGATGATGAGAACCCGCTGTTTTCTTCCTGATCGACCAGGGCGGGTGAACCCAGTGTCAATGATGTAACCCTTGTCGAGCAAAGATCTGAATCGGGCTGTCACTGTAGAGTAGGGGTAGCTCGTTAGATGAGCTAGTACCTCGTCTTGAATGCATCCCTGTGGATAACCTGCGATCACCTCGTAGACAATCTGCTCCATGCTGGTCGTGTTGACCTTTTGAGCTGCTTCCTGACTGGTGTGGGGGTCGTTGCGGCGTACAAGTTTTTTCCAAATTGTGCCGAATTCCATTGAACTCTCCTTAATAGGTAGGTTGTTTGCCTTGCATGATTGCAAAGTGATAGCATCTTACAACACCAATGGATGCTGATTTTCTAGGTACTTTCCCTAGTTGCATAAAATCAATGTGATATAGAATTGATAGCATGAAACATACATTCAACAAACCAAAGATCGAAACCCAACAATTGCTTGTTCGGGTGCGTCCACAGGCTAAGGTGCTGTTGCAAAAAGCATCCATTGACCAGCGTAAAAGCCAGTCTGCCATTGTTGAGACTCTGATAATTGATGGCTTGTCTGCCGTCTATTCATCTTCTGACGACAGGATTCAAGCTTTTTTAAAGGGATCAACATGACCAAATGGATGCCACCTGAAGGAACCAAGATCACTATGCCAAGTGTGCGTGTGACTTCTGAAAATTTTAAGTACCAGCGTGGTGCTGATGTGCAAGCTACATGGCGCAAGGCTGGGTGGACACCACCATCTGCCAACTTGCCACCACCACCTCCCGAAAAGGAAGTGAACTTGCCATTCATCAAGCCATTGAGGGCTGTCAAATGACGTTTGAGGATGCCAAGCGCATCTTGGACAGCGTGAAAGAGGGTAGGCCAGTACCAGACAGCGTGGTCAACCGAGCCATGCAAATAACAGGGGATCTTGATGACTTTGATGGTGAATTTTGTCGTTTGTGGAGAGCCTGTGGGGAAAGGCAGACCGAGATTCGCTCGTCAAGGGGGATTTGTGAAGACATATACCCCGAAGAAGACAGCGGATTGGGAGCAGGAGATAGCGCAAGCAGCGAAGCATGCCATGGGTAGCCAAGATCCTTTGGAAACGCCTATAGCCCTGTCTGTGCGGGTGTACAAGACTATCCCTGTCAGTTGGTCTAAGGCCAAGCGCCAGCAAGCAGAGTCTGGAGAGCAAAGACCAGTGGGCAAGCCTGATCTGGACAACTACATCAAGGCAATCATGGATGCTGGCAACGGCATCTTGTGGGTGGATGACAGTCAGGTGTGCGAGTTGCACAGCAGCAAAGCATATGGATCGCCTCGCATTGAGGTAACAGTATTGGAGTTATTGCCATGATTGAAGAGACATTGGAACAGCGGATCTCCCATCTTGAACAGCAGATTGAGCAAATTGCAGAAGCATTCAGCGCCAATGCTCAGGTAATGGTCATGCTGGCACGAGAGATCAAGTACATCAGGGAGTGTTTTATTGATGACGATCCAATGGGGTTGCAGTGAATGAGCTGGCTCTTTTCGCAGGCGCTGGTGGAGGAATACTTGGGGGACATCTCCTTGGATGGAGAACAGTCTGTGCAGTCGAATGGGAAGTCTACCCAGCAAGCGTATTGTGCGCTAGACAAAATGACGGACTTTTGCCAAATTTCCCAATTTGGGATGATGTACAAACCTTTGACGGAAAGCCTTGGAGAGGAATTGTTGATGTCGTATCTGGGGGATTTCCATGCCAGGACATCAGCTCAGCCGGAAGGGGGGGGGAAGTACTGGAAGCCGAAGTTCAATTTGGAAAGAGATGGTAAAAATTATTGGCCAAGTAC